ACTTGTAATGGACAAGAATTATTCATTTAAGATAAGTAAAAAAACTAAAAGCACAAAGAAGGACAAAGAGTCAATAATTAGAAGATTATTAAAGCATGGAGTTAAAAGAAGCAAATTTGGCCCAGAATTGGCTTCTTATTTGCGTTATGAATTAGAGCATCCAATAGCAAAGGCATTACCTTCAGGGACTTTTTTACCGCCTTATTTAGTAGGAGAAATATATTCTATGAAAGAAGAACTTGAAGACAGAGATTATGAAATGGAGTTTCTAAAAAATATATTTGAGCCAACTACAAGACCGCAAAACTTTGGCGCGTTTTTTAATTTTACTATTAATGGTCAAAATGTTCGACTATATATGGAAGGCGACAATGCGCGATTTAACGCACACGTCGAAAATTTATATAGTCCGAACTTTTTTATTAAAGATTATAAATATTTAGTGCAGCGTTTCGGGCTAAATGCAAAGAAATTACAAGAAAGTGGAGCATATAGAGACACAATCGGTCATCGATCGGGACGTTATGGACCCCAACCACCGTTTACAACTACAATTCCTACTAGGGCAATTTACGATAGCTATGCCAACTTTAAACGCTTACATATTGATAAATTTTTTTATGAAAATGTATTGGCTGCATATTCAATGATTATTGTCATTGGTGATGTAATAGCAACTATATTTAATTATCAAAATAGTCATTATGTTCCTAACTATCCGCAAGCTAGTGCAAACACAATATTAGAAACACGTTATTTGCCTCATGCTCATAATAAACCAGTCAATGTATTAAAAGTTTATATTAGCACATTAAATAAGCTATTGTTAAAATTGCGCGGTTATAAAATATTATTAAGTCCTAATGTAATAAATGGTATAAATAGAAGATTGGACACTTTAAATGAGTATTTAGTTGAGCCTGATGCTAGCATAATAGGCCAAGCAAACGCCAAATTTAGCATTAGAATTTTAGAAAACGGCCCCAACCTTCCCAAAAAGCAACGGTCATTTACTCCGCGCAGAAAATCAAGTCGGACAACACGTCGACTAAAATCGTTTTAATAGCTTTACAAAATTTCTTTAAGTCTTATTTTTATATTATATAACGCATATATATAATATAATAATGGCTTCACAAGCTTCTAGTTCAAAAGAGGAGTTTTTAACAAAAGAAGAATTAGAGAAATTTGATTATAAAGAGTTGGTTAAAATGGATAATATATATTCATTTAAGACAAGTAAGAAAACAAAAAGCACAAGAGTAACAAAAGACGCAATAGTTAAAAGATTATTGAAGGAAGGAGTAGAAAAAGCTAAATATATGTCAAAACTGAGCTCTTATGCAAAATATGAATTTGAGCACCCGTTAGCAAAGACAATGCCCTCAGGTAATTATTTACCTCCTGATATTGTCGGAAAAATATATACTATGAAAGAACAAATTGAGGACCGCGAATATGAAATCGAGTTTGTCAAAGCAGTGTTTCAACCAAAAACATTACCTTCTAACAAATACAATTTTTTTGATTTTATGTTAAATGGTTCAATAGTGAATTTGTCAATGACGGACCCGAATTTTCAAATGCACGTTGTTAATTTATATAGTCCAACTTATTTTATTAAAGATTATAAATTTTTAGTGTCAAGATTAAAAGTAAATGCTAAAAAAATGAGAACAGAAGGTGTGCGATATACTGAAGGTAGACAAATAATATTATCCAATTTTTTTAGTGTAAATGTAATTCCGACTTATTCAAGGCTAATTGTTATTAACAATATATTAAGAAAAATAGAGGCTTATAGAACTAGTCATACTGTGCTTAAGTATCCGCAAGAAGTAGCAAGCAGATTATTAGAAGCAAGTTATGAGCGTTATTTATGGCCTCCAAATAACCCGTTAAATGTATTAAAATTTTACATTAAAGATTTAAACAAAATGCTGTTAAAATTACGCGACTACAAAATATTATTAAGTCCCAGCATAATTAAAGAGTTAAATAAGAGCTTAGACAAATTAAATGACTATTTAGTCGAACCTGATCCTAACATAGAAGGCCAAGCAAATGCAAAATTTAGCATTAGAGTGTTAGATAATGGTCCGAAGTTTGCTGTTAAATCGCGGTTCTACAGTGGAACCAAGTCGCGTTCATTAGTTAAGAATAAGATTAAAGTTAACAATACTAAGAAATTAACACATAAACTACAAAAAATTAATATAGAAGATTTAAAAAAAAGTCAAAAATATAGTGCTATGTTACATGCATCACAGTTAATGCCTAAGAATTTAACACATAAACGCGCAAAATCCTTATAACATTAATTTTTAGTATTATTTTTATATTAAATAACGCATATATTTATATAATATATATATAATATAAAATAAATTAATATGTCTAACAAGCTAATACAGGTTCCATTTACGCCGGTAGCTAGTTATAGTTATCCATTTCAAAAGTCAATACCAAGAGGTTATCAATATCATTATCCATTAGTAAAACTATTGGGGGATAGAGAAACCGGCCTAGTTGATACTATTTATAGTATAAAAAATGAGGCCGAACTTAAAGATTACCCATATAAATTTTTAAAAACAGTATTAGCCAATTTTTTGGCTAATAGCAAAAAAAAAAGAGGAAATGACACTGATCAAAGCAGTCCTATTTTATTAAATATGGACGATGCTGAATTACAGAAATTATTTACAACAGACACATTTTTCATAATTGATTATGACCACTTAATTAAGAGATTTAAATTAACAGGAGACAAATTAACAAGTAAAACAAAACATAGTGGAACTTATAGAAAGAAAGATAGATCGCGATTAGCTGATTCAAGTAGCAAAAGAAAATCATATAAATCCTATAACGCATATATTTCTAATAAATTCACAGATATTATTGGTGACCATCTTTTGCCCAGTTATGATTCATATTTAGTAATAACAGAGATGATAAGAATAATAATTAATTATTTGCGAACTCATCGTGGTCGTCAAAGATTTCGAGGTTCTGTTCAACTTCAACCTCAATATTATACTGATATTAATATTCCTACTAATGCTATTGATATAGATGGACGCATACTTCCGTTTCGTGAAGTATGGCATAACACAATATTAGGATACACAAAATATCAACATATATTATATGACGAAGACTTAACTGAAAAACAGTTGCCTTGGGAGACGCTAATACCACTTAGAACAAATATACGTCCTTTTGATGTTCTTCTTTATTATATTTTAGAGTTAAATAAACAGCTTGAATTTTTGTCCATATACAGAATAAGTATTAACAGAGCACTATTAGATGCTATTAATAAAGATTTATCATTAATAGAACATAAAATGATAGAATTATATGAATTATATGAACCAGGTATGCAATTACAATATACTGCTGACGATATAAACAGACCACGCTTTAAAATTGAAATACCGCCTTTAACAAGTCATCAATCGGCAAGATTAGCAAGTAATAGTATAAGACCTAATTCTACTCGACGACGTGCAAAATCAATATAGTTTTTTAGTATTATTATTATATTTTATAATATTTTATTATAATTTTATATGTCTGAATTATCAACTGTTCAAGCTTGAACTAGAGCAGTATCAAGCATAATATTATTAAGCATAATATTATTTGATTCTTCTAAAGTGCCTTTAATAATCTCTGCCTCTTCCGGAGTGTTAGCTGAACCAGCAATAAATTCTGCCTGTTCGTCTAAACTAATATATATTTCTTCAGCTAGTTTGTATACTATAGCAGAATCAGTACCATGAGCATCAGTATCAGTATCAACAGAACCTTGAGCATCAGTATCAGTATCAACAGAACCATGAGCATCAGTATCATTATCAACAGAACCGCGAGCATCAGTATCATTATCAACAGAACCGTGAGCATCCGTATGAACATAACCACGAGCATCAATATAGTTATTATCTGTAGCGTCCACTACATCACTAATAGTATTAGGGTTGTTGTTTAAGGAAACAAACAACTTTGTTAGAGGTTTAACAGATAATTTAAATGGGTTTATACGAGATAACATTTTACTCGACAATGATTTTTTGTTTCCGTTGCCTACTATATCTTGTTGTAATGCTTGTGCGACTACTCTATTGTTATTTCCAATAGCAGCTGAAAAAATAATATTTGTGGATAGAAATTCTTGCATATCAGGATTAAGTTTACCATCAATTAGTTGTGCAAACTTTTCAATTCTAATTTTAAAGTCTTCATAAGATTGACGCCTTAGTATATCTTCAAGTAAATTAATTTGGTCAGGAGTAAACATTTCACGTAATTTTTTTTTTAATCTAAATATCTCCAGATAGTGTTCATTATTTTTTTGTAATAAGCTATAAATACTACGTGCCATAGATAGTGCTTCTCTTTGTTTAAACCATGAAATCATACGAACCATAGACTTATTGAGGATATTGCCGCGTTTTCTATAATATGGTCTTGTTTTAGTTGCCGTGTTATTATATCCTCCCATTACAAATAATGTTGCTAGTTCCCCCAAGCCAAAGCAACCGTTGTTTCTTCCGATTGCACACCAGACGACTAGCATAACTATAAATATAATTCCTCCAATAACTAATCCAAGAAGAATCTCTTCCACCCCAGTGAGCCCACCTGATTGTATTTTTCTTGTTTTTTTATTATATTTTTTTACAAGCCGCATTGTATGTCTTCTATTTTTGTGAATTATTCTTTTATTAAGATAATAACTTACATTAGCATTTGTTTTTTTTGTTTTTACGTTTTTACGTTTTACAATTTGCTTAAAGCTTAAATTTCTTTGTTTTCTTGTTTTATATTTCATATTTATAAAAACAAAATAAAGCTAATCTATTTAACCACTACACATTAAACATTCTTTTTTATCATCTTCGTCTTCTTCTTTATCGCCCTTATTCTTAGGCTCAATAGTAAATTGTTGCGCTTGGTGCTTTGCTTTTCTGCGCAAATAATATATTCCTGTTTTAAGGCCGGCCTTCCACGAATAAAAATGCATACTTGTAAGAATTTTGGAGTCGGGGTCTTCAATCCATAAATTTAAACTTTGCGATTGGCAAATATAAGCGCCTCTATCACGAGACATATTAATAATTTCTTTCATAGGTAATTCCCATACTGTTTTATATTTTTCCTTTAAATGTGGCGACAAATTTTGAATATGACTAACACTGCCTTTATTAGAAATAATACTAT